CGCTGTTTGTTATGTCACGCCACCAATCACCGGTCATGTAACTGGAAGTGCCCGTTAAGGACTTCCATGAACTCGCCACAGCTGAACCTTGCGGTGCAGCAGTAAGCGAAACCAGGACCGATGAGGGAGTCGAGAACGTACTGGCAACGCACCTGCGACATCTCTGTCACAGGATCATTGCAAGCCATATAGTTCTCAGTGTCAGGAACCCAGATCAACTTGCGCGTTAGTAAGTTCCGCGCTTGTATCCATAGGTTCATAACACCTCCTCCGCTAACGTTAGGCAGCCTTCACGCTCAGCGTCCTTTTGGGACAAGAGCGTGTACGGTTTAACCTTTTCGTCAGCTGTACCTAGGGCCGGTAGCCATTGGGGCTTTTGACCCTGGATCGGATACACTGCAGTCCATCGCTGGACGAGCCGTGCATCTTGGCGTTCGGTGTAACGACGAGTGTCGTATGGTCTGAAAGGGAGACCTCTGTCTCCTTGGCTTCGGCGCGGCTTCGAGCTGGTGTTTCTTGCGTTAGTTTTGGAAAACCATTGCAAGAGACGAACCCAGCCTTTGGCTTTGTAGCGCTTCGGCTTAACCCGCACAACGTTGCAACGCATCTCCAGATTCTGGAGACTCACGTTGCTACGTACAGGCGGTTGATCTACGACCTCAGTGAAGAACCTCAGGTGAGGGACGTTAAGCGTCTCCCCTGAAGTCTGCGGAATGGGACCATATATGGAACCCAGCCGCGCCGCGATTAGATTCGCGGCCCTCACGTAACCATGTTCGAATAATGAATTAGCATAACTAACCCAAGACTCGTACACGCTCGGACTTTGGTGATTTTGCCAGCGCGTCTTTAGACGTACTGGAGTCACACAGACGCCTTTGAAAGCGTCCGTGCCACAGGACTCTCGGAAGAGTCCTGTATAGCACGACTTGTGTTCATTGACTTTGAGGCCAATGGACTCAAGTGCGGCGATCGCTCGTGGGGCTTGCGCCTTGCGCACGATCACATCATCACCATACACGTGGTTCTCCACGATT